AGTGGCCTGGCTGGTGGCTGAGGAACATCCGGCGGCTGAGAAAACATCACTGGCGGAGGAACTGGCGCGGCAAGAGGCGCAGTAGGAGCGGGGGGTCCTCCGAGCCATGACGGTACTAGTGAAATTTGAGGTCCGCTGATGTTTATGTTTGGGTTCACAGTGTTATCAGACCCTTCTACATTCGTAGTCGTAGTGGGCGAAACAGTGGTTTGTGTTGCATCGCCCAACGGATTACCGACGCCACTAGCGACGCCAGTACCGAGACCCAATCCCGAGACGACCGCCTCTTCTGGTTTAGGTGCTGGTTCTTCGAACATAGACGCTACAAAGAGTGCCCCAGCGCTCCCAATAGCCAACGGAAGTCCGTATCTGAATGCCATTCGCTTATTATTCTCAGGCATATTTCATATTCAGAAATAACATGCTCAATCATCTTGCGCAAGACGTTTCGTCAAGGATTGAAAACAACTTGATTTGGGTGAAACATGTGCGCGATGGGATTTTCGCATGGTGGTTCAACGTATCCCTATTGGTTCTGGTTGTCGGATCGTTTGCGTATTTCTTGTATGCCAGCTACGGAACCGCGCCTCCAGTCGAAACGCAAAAAATCAAATTCGAGCCACGTACGTGGAACAACGCTGTACGAAATGTCCCGTTAACACAATATGGACAGCTACCTCAAGTTGAAGCTGGAGATGGTGTACAAGGATTTACCCATCGAACAAACTCGGTCGCGTTTTGAAGAACTGAAGAAATCGGATGTTCAGCCATCTGTTCCGGTGCGTCGTAAATTACGCTTTCCCACGAAGAAGTAAATGCCCAGCGCATCGTCATACACTAACAAAATTCGGGCGCTGACGGATAGCAGGAACAGTAAAGTTCAGTATCCCGGCAACGTAGTAACATACCGTCCAGCTTTGTCGCTCACATGCGACGCAAATATGGCTCCGACAGTTGTTACGATAGCAGGAGTGCCCAGTACGGAAGGATACACCGGAGACGGAGGTCCAGCGAGACAAGCCACGCTGAATAGCCCCCAAGCTGTGTGTACCGACTCAGTTGGAAATATATTTATTGCCGACACGGATAATCGGTGCGTTCGTAAAATCGACACGTCTGGACAAATATCGACATTGTCTATTACAACGAGCGGTACGCCTGTAACATTCAGCTCAGATGGTACATTTAGAGCTCCAATTGGCATGACAATAGATAATAACGATATTCTGTATATCACAGACACATGGGTAAATCGTATTCTAGTCGTCAACTCAAAGACTGGAGCGGTTACTAGAGTTATAACATCCGCCAGTTTTACTGACATACGGCGACCTTATAATGTCTGGATTGTTGGCCGTCAGTTGTATATCGCAAACTTACGCGGAACTGATAATGGTAACGGATCAATTTCTGTTTATAATATTGACAGTAACACGTTCGCGAGTGATGTCTTGGTAAACGGCACATTTTCTAATTTTATATTTCCTGTATCTACATCTGTCGGACCTGATGGGGCAGTATACATCGTCGAACAAATTACAAGTGTTGCCGGACAGCTATACGAACACTCTGTCAGACGGTACAAGAATGGAGCATACTCGACATTCGCAGGCATGCCGACTCTACCTGGCTATAGTGGCGACGGAGGACCAGCGACTGCCGCAAAATTAAACAACCCGTCATCGGTGTTCACTGACGCGTTTGGGAGCGTATACATATGCGACACTGGGAACGGGAGGATACGGATGGTAAGTCCTGACGGGATTATTCAGACCGTTGTTGGTGGAGGAACCGCTTACAATGAAGGCGGCCATCCTCTTCAAATACAGGCGAGCCCCGTCAGCATGTGGTTTGATGCGCAAGGACGCATGTACTTCACTGAAACAACATCAACTATTCGTCGTATTAATTCGGTCTACAAACCTAGTTGGTGGGATGTCCTTCGGTACGAGAAGATATGTAAACCGTGCAATGCTATTGTGCGTGCTCCTCCATTACCGCCTGTGCCGACACTATTGAATTTACAGTTGACTGATGGTGCTGGTGGAATTGGGACACTTTATGGTGCTCCCACCATACTGGTCGATCCCTCAAACAATTTCATACATTTACGTATAACTGCTCTGCGCTCGGGGGACAATTACGGCATCCGATATCTATATTTACGGAAACCAAATTTCAATGGATCATTTGTAAACATTCAAAGAGCGACGATAGACAACGCGTCATTGAATTATGAATTAGTGTTCGACGACGAACACATAAAAATTGATACTGGCGGGCGTATAGTAAATGCTACCATAGTATTAGTTCTGAATTTTGAAAGTTCGATTAATGACATACTTCGTGTATTTTACTCCGCCACCTAAACAATATGATCGTTTCATTGATTTGGTTATTCGTAGGCGTTCTCGTGGGATTGTTGCTGAGCGCCGTGTTTGTGCCGCCGCCGCGTAAAGACGCCCAGTTACCTACGCCGTTCTCAAATAGCGTGTACCACACACCTATGGGATGCGTCAAGTTTCGCACCCGTCGCGTTCCATGTTCTGAAAGCGCCGGTTCTTTAATGTCGTCAGAACACAAATGATCCAGATCGCAAAACTACTACACAACGACAGCAGCGTTAAGTTCCTGTCGTTCGTAATTGGACTGGGCATTGCCGTTCTGCTGTTCCATAAGCCGTTCACGCACAATGTGACGCTCGGGTTACCGGTGACGGACATTGAAGGGAAGCCGGTTCGTCACGGCGACAAGTGCTACGAATTCCACGCGGAAGATGTAGAGTGTGAAATCTCGGACACTAAATAAAATGGAAGGCGCTACGAATTTGTCAGATTTACTTGGCAGCGGTCCCGTTCAAAATCCGTCCCTGCCACAGTCGACGACGTTTGCGCCCATTGTGACTGGCGGCGGCGACCCGTTCATTACGATGGGTGGCGGTGGGGGGCAGCAGCAGCCGGCCGCGAAGCTGTACAGCCAAGACGCGACCTTCTCCTACATCCGCCGCACAGTGAAAAATCTGATGGTTTACTTTGCTTTCTTTTTAGGCGCTGTCATTATCTCGCTGCCGGTACCTCGGTCGCTGTTTTTGCAGTACATCCCCAACACATACACCAGCAGCGGCGGCGTGAGTTACATGGGAGCTGGTATTTTAGGCGCAATTGCAGTCGCGATCGCGTATGTTCTTGGGACACTTCTATCAGTGCTCATCTAACACGGCTTTTTACAAACACTTTGTGTCGACGATTTGCGTAACCGGCTACAGTTTGAGCAGCGGTAGTATTTTTCACAATCGGCGCAGTAGTAAATTTTTTTGATCTTGTCTACCTTCAGAGTAGCGCATTCGAGTTCACAGAAATGACACTTCATCTTTGTCAGTTATGCCATAACGGTCCGCGAAAATTCGTTTTCGTTGTCTGACGAATAAATCACCTTTCGCAGACCGTATTCGCGCATACATTTATGAAGGAACGTCTTACAGTTGTGACACGGCTCCGAATTTTTCACGAGGCCGTGTTTGCTGAGCCGAACGACTTCCAGCGTACAACCGTTCAGTAGTGAAATGTCGCCAAGACGTTTCACTACTGCACGTTCCGCATGTAGACTTTGATCATCCCACCCAGAGCCACGACTGCGTGTGCCGATAGTGTTCCTAGCCTCTGCGATGACCTTCCTCCTCCTCGTAATCCTAGCAACGTGAAACTCCGTGTTGTGGACGCACATGTACTCCATCGTATGTCCTTCTACAGCACGCGAGTATCAAAATCCGTTTTCAAATACAGAGTAAGGTAATGGTATGGAGACGTACCGCCGCAGGTCGAGAGGATGGCAGAATGACGAGCCGGCCTACATTCACCCGCGCATTCTGTTCGGTGCCGGAATATTTCTTGATGTAGATTTCGTGAAGAAACACGAGATAACACACGTCGTCAACTGTGCGTTACAAGAGGACAGTCCTAGATGGTTCCGTTACGCTTTTCCAGGAAGGTACGTGTGCATCGCGGCAGTCGACGCACTTGACGCGAACATTCTGGATTGGTACGATTTCTTTGAGAAGACTGTCAATAAATTCCTGCATGACCCGACATGTAAAACCATATACGTCCACTGTCAGTGCGGCATCAACCGCAGCGGCTTTCTGGCGCTGGTGTACGCGTGCAAACGCCTTGGCTACAGGTACACCGACGTGGTCGACAGCATATTAACGCAGCGGCCGTGTGCGCTCACAAACCCAACGTTTCACCAGCAAGTAAAACGCTATTTAAATGTGTAGAATAAGAAGACCCAAATGGAAAATATGTTTCGCACAAAAAAATGCAGAGATACGTCATCTAAGTCAAAGTCACAAGAAATGGTGAGCGGTACGCTAGATTCAGTCCATCAGTCGATGATGGGTTCGTTAAAAAGCACAAACACCGCCGAACTAGAAAGCCGAAAGTGTGCGATTGCCGATGAGCTGACGTCGGTATGCGCATCTTCGAGCATAGAAGACATCTTGAGAGCGTCCAAGCTTGACGAGGAACTGAACACCATTCAGGCCATCCTAGATGAACGGAACCCTGTTGAATCTTACTACTTGAAAAATGCTGATATCATGTTGAAGTACTACGGAACGTCTGAAAAGATCGCGCACGTTGGGACTGCGATGGACCAGAACACATTTTTAAGGTATCTGAACCAGACGGCAACAGGGGAGACAGGCATCTCAAAGAAAGAACTGTTTGAGCAGTACGCGTGTCGCATGAAGCTACACACGGCTCAGCCGACAAACGCCGACACATCTGAGCAGTGCGAGACGTGTAACGTTCCGCGGGAAGAAAACAGCGAGGAGGGCGTTTTAGTGTGTCCCATGTGTGGGTCAGAGCAGTACATGATGGTTGTCTCGGATTTTCCGAGTTTCAGGGACCCGCCAAAAGAGCGGAACAATTATGCATACAAGAAAATCAATCACTTGAACGAGATTCTGAATCAATTTCAAGCGAAGGAATCGACCATTATACCCGACGACGTCATGCACGAGGTCGTGTGTGAAATAAAGAAGCGCCGCATTCAAAATGTGGCCGAGTTAACGGAAAAAGACATGCGTGAGATTTTAAAGAAACTCAATAGATCCAAGTACTATGAGCACGCAACCCATATTCTCTCGAGGCTCAACGGCAATCCACCTCCCACAATTACACCCGAAATTGAGGAGAAGATCCGAGCCATGTTTCAAGAAATTCAAGCGCCGTTTCTGCTGTACTGCCCCAATGATAGAACTAATTTTCTGTCCTATTCGTACATTCTGTACAAGTTTTTCGAGCTCTTGGAGCTGGACGAATATAAAGTGTACTTCCCTCTGCTCAAATCACGAGACCGTCTGATTGCCCATGACGAAATTTGGAAAAAGATTTGCGACTACCTGAAGTGGGAGTTCATACAGTCGGTTTAATTTACTTGCGAGATCCCAGCAGCCCAGACTTCTTAAGCAGCGTCAGCACGAGCACAAACACAACCGCGTGCGTGACAGCCACAACCAGCTGTGACCCGCCCGGGGGCAGACGCAGAACGACACCAGGCGTGAGGACAACAAAGAGAGCGGCCATCAACAGGAGTTTCGTCAGCATTTTATACTATTTGGCTAGTTTTTTATTTGTCCGTCTCCTCTTGTTCCGACGATAAGTGCGACGAGCACCCCGAAGCGCCCGAAGCCGGTCTTGTTCCCGCATGCGTTTGATACGCGCATCTTCAAGGTCCGGGTCCACAATGTTGACCAAGACGACTGTGCCGGGTACCAGCGGAGTTTCGGGGTACAACACATTACCCCTGAACTGGAACTGGATCGTCCTTACGTCGATGGATTTCTCATTGGCAAGCCACGTTTTCGCACCAAGCGCGGTGTTATTCAGAGAAATATCAACCTGTATCCGCTCTTCGCCAATTTGAAGAGTTACGATCTGGGGTATTTCGCATTCCTCCTCCTCTTCCTCCTCGTCTTTTGTGGGCATGTACGCTTCAATCGTGTACACCTTCAAATCAGATCCGTCCTGACAGTGTAACATGCTCTGGACAGGACCTCCCTGTATGACAGACGAACGAGAGGCGGTAGCATTGAGTGTGCGTCCAGCGTCCTTTATTTCCCAGTAAGGATGAACAGGGACGCTCAACAGTTTATTGAAGTCGTCTCGGGTGATGTATATCCGTGACGTTAACGCGAGTTCAATGTAGGGTTGCGCGAAAATTTCATAGGGCTCAAAGGTACCCATTTGACCTGCACCCTGATTAAAGGCGAATACCTGACTACATTCGTAGAAAATAGAATTGCCTTCCTGTATATTTTTAATAAATGGAGCGTAGCTGATTCCGATCTGTTTCCCGTTCAATAAAAATACGAGTTTGTTTCCCGGCAACACAAAATCCTGTAGCATCACGTAGTCGCTTGCCTCTTGGTCGTAGACAGTGTTGTTGATGGGGAGTGGTTTCGCAGACGGGCCTTCCAGTGAAAATCTTGGCGCAAGTCGCTCGTAAAAGGTCAAGTTTTCGTCGTTTCGCCCACTCAACATCATTGGGTCAACATTGTCCTGTAAGGGAGACGACAGGTCTGATATCACATTGTCAATGTCGTACAGAATTGTACCGCTGGCCTCTTCTTCTGTGAACGCATTGCTAATGCGTATAAACATATTGGAGACACCGCCCCCTACTGGTATGCGGATACCGACCATTTTAGCAGGGTCTGACTCGGACTTGAAATTCATTATGTACTCCCCATCATCACGCTCAACATCCTCATCCTCACCCTCAACCGACCCATCCTGATAGAACACGCCTTCACTTGACATGCCAAACCTAGTGACGAGCATGCGGTTTACAGCGGCTAGGGTTGCGTCCAAGTCATTCGACAGCTCTTCAGCAATTTCCGGTTTTAGCGTCATCGTATAGTCGTAAAACCCGTCGACCATCTCTGGCGCAACCTCTGGGTCGACAAACACCGAACCGACGTCTTCGTCTCCAAAATCCAGACGAGCGGCTGGATTAACGTCGTTTTCAGGAGAGCGCTGCCCCGGCATGCGAGGAGACGGTTCAAAAAAAGCTGGCTGTGTATCGCCAGATGACGCAGACAGAGCTCGAGCACGTACCCCGGGCGGGTCTCCGCGAGTGGGTGCTGCAGGGTCAGGCGTGGGCATGTTACCTTATCCTCAGAAAAAGGTATACTTTTTAGCAATCCGGAGCAATGACGGGATTGTTCCCACGCCGCGACCGTACGATAGCGGTCCTCCCTTGTAGCACAAGTATGGCATACCGGCTATGTGAACGGGCAAGTGCTTTGGGCACTGCTTGTAGCACAGCCCGTCCACTTTGTCCTTGTACTGGTCGCCTCCGGGACCCGGACAAATTCCGCCGTTGTTCAAGCGTCCTCGAAGATTGCCGCCGCTGCACCCACACCCTCGTCCAGAAAAGCAGTCGCCAATGCTCTTGCACGAAATCGGTTCGCGGCAAATCAGACCGTCGTTCGCCCACCCGTCTGGACAGGGCTCAAGACCTACTGGAGTGCCGATACCGATGCCTTCGCTTTTTGCCCAGCACACCGGCCCCACGCCTCTAAACCCGTCACGACACGGCACGTAGCACAGTCCGGCGTCCAAATCCGATCGCTCAGGAGGGCATGTGAACGGCGTGAGCGAGTAGACCTCCCATCCAAACAGACGCAGATGACTGAGCACAATGTCTAGAATTTCGTAGCCGCCGGCCGCTTTCGGAAGGGATATGTTGAAGTATTCTTTGGTGGGCAGCGTGTAGAATATTACGAGTAACAGAATGATGCCCAGAGACACGTCCCATACACTCATTTACATTTAATCAGAGGTTTTTCATATATATCTAATGAACACGTGGGGTAAGCATTTGGTGGTAGACGCGGCGAGCTGTGCAGGACCCAAGATCCGGTGTTCGGCGAACATCTATGCCTTCACCAAGGAGCTGGTGAAGCGTATCGACATGGTGTCGTACGGCCCGCCGCAGATCGTGATGTTTGGTACCGGTAACAAGAAGGGGTACACACTGGTTCAGCTGATCGAGACGTCAAACATCACCGCTCATTTCGTGGAGGACACGAACGACATGTACCTAGATGTGTTCAGTTGTAAGGATTTTGATCCGCATGTAGTGGTCGGTGTGGTCGCCGACTTCTTCAGTCCCCACAGCGTCAACACGCACGTTCTTTCTCGCCAAGCGGAGTTGCGATAATGAAAACGGATTTAAATGTGGTCGGGTTATGTAACTCAATAACCGGAATGACGGAACTTACGATCGACCTACAAACACTGTTCACGTACGTCCAGAACGCTGTGATGGACATTACAGATGAAGAGCAGATCACTGTGTTCCAGAACTTGGCGTACGACCTGAACACGCGCCACAGCATTCCATCTTCAGAACTGCGCGAGGCACTGAAGGAGTTCGATGTACCGTTCGAAGATAATTGTGCGTTTTGCGACAAGGAGGTAGAATACGGGCGGCAGTTCTGCTCGTACGCATGCGAGGTTAACGACTGCGGGTGTAAGGGAAGCCCAGACTGCTGTGGCGAGGATTCAGCATAAAAAATGGATTTACAATTCTCACAGAATGAGACCGGCACACACACAATATGAAGATCTTCGTTATTTACGACAGTGACGGTCGCATCTGGGACTGCCTCCACAAGTCATTCGAGTCTGCGATCAAAGTCGTGAAACTGTACTTGGACCAAGAGAACCAGCGCGCTTTCAATGATGGTTTCTTTAAGGACCATGAGGAGCGCCCCGCCAAGATGGAGGAGGAGTTTACCTTCAAGGACGAGCAAGGCGGTGTGATGGTTGCACACAACGAACTTGAAAAGGTGTCCACCTTCGTGAAGGAACTAACCATGTACTAAAAAAACAAAAAACTACAAGCCCAACTTTTTCAATAAAACGGATTTAAACCAATATATTCTATAGAATGTATCACCAAAATGAACTGCGAGGCGTGCGATAAGAATATTGCGGTGTGGAGTGTCTGCTTGGACGATAAGCGTAATACAGCGTTTGGCGTCTGCGATGATTGCTTTGACGAGCACAAAGTATGTTGGACTTCATTTGAAAGACCGACTTGTGGGTACTGCGAAGATGTTATAGAATACGGGCCATATTACTGCTCATACGCGTGCAGAGTTAATGATTGTGGATGTAAGGGAGATAGCACCTGCTGTGGATAGAATTAAAGAAAAACTTCAAGCCCAACTTTTTCCATAAAACGGATTTACTATTGCGAGGATACAGATTGTACGCCCCAACATACAAGATGAACTATTTCAACGTTGCGATCGTCGGTGACGCCGGCGTTGGAAAGTCCAAGTTCTGCGACCTGGCGATGATTGAATTGCGCTGCGTGATGAAATGGAGGAACACGTTCTCCCACTTCGAGCTCTGCGACTTCGAGCCGAAACCGTACGTGCCGACAATTTCGCGCGATATCAAGAGTATGGGACCGT